AGCAAATGGAACGCACAGTGGATGCAAAACCCAACAGCAGAAAGCGGTTCTATAGTTAAAAGAGAATGGTGGCAGAAGTGGGAGAATGAAGCCATACCCAGTTGTCAGTGTATTGTGCAAAGTTACGATACTGCTTTTAGCGCAAAAGAAACAGCAGACTATTCAGCTATAACGACTTGGGGAATATTTGACCCTGAAGATGGTAGCGAGCATGCAATTATATTGTTAGATGCGAGTAGACACAGAGTAGATTTTCCACAACTTAAAAACATAGCATTAGAAGAATATAAGTATTGGGAGCCTGATATAGTTTTAATAGAGGCCAAAGCTAGTGGTACACCTCTAACACAAGAGCTTAGAAAAATAGGAATACCTGTACAAGCTTACTCGCCTAGCAGAGGACAAGACAAGGTTGCAAGAATGAACTCTATTGCACCAATGTTTGAAAGTGGTATGGTATATGCTACAGAAGATGCTTTTGCAGAAGAAGTAATAGAAGAGTTAGCTGCTTTTCCCTTTGGAGAAAATGATGACTTTTGTGACTCTACTACCATGGCTTTAATGCGAATAAGACAAGGTGGTTTAGTAGAGTTAGACAGCGACTATCAAGAAGATATGCAAGTAGATAGAACAGCTTTGTCATATTATTAATTATGGTTAGAAAAAAAAGAAAAGACCCAATAAAAGGCACAGGTAAAAAGCCAAAAGGTAGTGGCAGACGTTTATATACAGATGAAAACCCAAAAGATACTGTAAGAATAAAATTTGCAACACAAGCAGATGCAAGAGCTACAGTCAAAAAAGTTAAAAATATTAAAAAACCATTTGCTAGAAAAATACAAATACTTACAGTAGGTGAACAACGAGCTAAGGTAATGGGTAAAAAAGCAATAGCAAGTATATTTAAAAAAGGTAAAAATGCTATAAGGAGACTGCATGGTCGTAAAACTATCAACACTTAAAAAAAAGATAAGGTCAGGCAAAAAGCTTGGATTTAGTGAAAAAGCATCAGCTAAGGCACGAGGTCTGATTGCAAGAACAGGTGGTAAAAACAAAGGTAAGAAGGTAAAATCAAAAAAATACAAAAAATAATGGTGTTTGAAAATAAAAATAAAAATGCACGATATGATATTAACAAAAAATTTTTACAAGGCTTTCATAATAAAATCCTAGAAGGTAACAAAGTGTTTAAAAATGAAAAGGGCGAGAGAATGACTATGTTAACAAGTACAGTTGGTACAGATGCAAACACACATTATATTTTGCCTGCTCTTGACCCTGAAACAGGAAAACAACTAAATAGCGATGAGATTCTAAAAAAATATGAGTCTGCGATTAAATCTGGTTTAGTAAAATCTTACAATACTGTAGAAGAGGCTGAAAAAGAAAGAAGAAAAATGCGTAAAGAAATTTTAGGTATAAACTAATATGGTTACAGAAAGAAAACTAGGCACTGAAGACAACCCTGACATAAAAGACCAAACAAAGTCTGTTAGTGTGCCTGTTGATGATATTAATATAGAAACACCTCCAAGAACTTTTGACGATGAGATGTTTGATGCTTTACAAATTAGCATTAGTGAAGATGAAATAGTTTTTGACGAGCCAACGGAAATAGAAGCGCCACAAGTTCCTTTCGACGCAAACTTAGTAGAATTTTTAGATGACGATATATTAGGCAGCATCTCGTCTAAATTATTGTACGCTATTGAAAACGATAAAGAATCACGCAAAGAATGGGAAAAAACATACACGGATGGATTAAAGTATCTTGGTATGCGTTTTGATGAACAAAGAAGTCAACCATTCGAAGGGTCAAGTGGTGTAATACATCCGATATTGTCAGAAGCAGTTACACAATTTCAAGCGCAAGCCTATAAAGAATTATTACCTGCACAAGGCCCTATAAAAACACAAGTCATAGGTCAAAGAGACGCAAACACAGAAATGCAAGCAGAAAGAGTAGGCGAGTTTATGAACTACTATATTATGAATGAAATGCCTGAATATGACCCTGATTTAGACCAATTATTGTTCTATTTGCCTTTATCAGGTAGTGCATTTAAAAAGGTTTACTATGATGCAACAAAAGGCAGGCCTGTATCTAAATTTGTGCCTGCTGAAGACTTGTTAGTTCCATATAATGCAACGGACATACTTTCAGCCGAAAGAGTCACTCATGTAGTATCTATGAGCAATAATGAAGTTAGGAAAATGCAGTTATCTGGCTTTTATGCTGATATAGACTTAATGAACCCGCAAAATATAAGCAGAGATGAAATAGACCAAGAGGTAGATAAAATACAGGGTGTTGAGCCTGATTATGGAGAAGATGAGCAACGAAAATTATATGAAATACATACTGTTGCAGATATAGAGGGATTTGAAGACACAAATGAAATGGGCGAGCAAACTGGCTTAAAGTTACCCTATATCATAACCATTGACGAATCTTCACAAAAGATTTTGTCCATACGTAGAAACTATGAGCCAACAGATGTATTAAGAAACAAAATAAATTATTTTGTGCAATATAAGTTTTTGCCC